TAATTCAGACGTTACAACAAGAAATAGAAATGGACAAACAAGTTCTGGCCTCTACTCTCTTTTCATCCCTATGGAATGGAACTACGAAGGATTCATGGATACTTTTGGATTACCTGTATTCCTTACGCCAACAAATCCAATCCAAACAATCCAAGGTGGAAAAGTTACAAGAGGAGTTATAGATCATTGGGAGAATGAGGTTGAAGGATTAAAGAATGATCAAGATAGTTTAAATGAATATTATAGACAATTTCCACGTACAGAAGAACACGCTTTTAGAGATGAAACTAAAAACTCTTTATTTAATCTAACTAAGATTTATCAACAAATAGATTATAATGAAGAGATTAATAATACTACTTCTGTAACTCAAGGTAGCTTTATGTGGGAGAATGGGATAAAAGATAGTAGAGTAATATTCTTACCTAATAAAAATGGAAGATTTTATATTTCATGGGTTCCACCTAAAAACCTTCAAAATAGAGTGATATTAAAGAATGGTATCAAATATCCAGGAAATGAACATATTGGAGCTTTCGGTTGTGATAGTTACGATATAAGTGGAACAGTTGATGGAAGAGGTTCTAATGGAGCTTTACATGGCTTAACTAAATTCTCTATGGAAGATGCTCCTCCAAATCATTTCTTTTTAGAATATATAGCTAGACCACAAACAGCAGAGATATTTTTTGAAGAGATTTTAATGGCTTTGGTTTTTTACGGAATGCCTATATTAGCAGAAAATAATAAACCTAGATTATTGTATTATATAAGAAGACGTGGATATAGAGGTTTCAGTATGAATCGTCCTGATAAAATCTGGAACAAATTATCTCCTGCAGAAAGAGAGGTAGGTGGTATACCAAATACTAGTCAAGATATAAAACAAGCGCATGCGGCGGCAATTGAATATTACATTGAAAATCACGTAGGAGAGCTAGAAGGAGGGTATGGAGATATGTATTTTAACAAAACATTAAATGACTGGAGTCGATTTAATATAAATGATAGAACAAAACATGATGCATCTATTAGTTCAGGATTAGCTATAATGGCTTGTAACAAGAACAAATATCGACCTAATCAAGAAAGAATTAAAAAAGATATTCACTTAGGAATAAGAAGATATAACAATGAAGGATCTATTTCACAAATAATTAAATAAATGAAGATTACAAACACTTACAGTACCTTTCCAGATCAGGTGGTACCTGACGCGGAAAAGAACAGTTGGGATTATGGTAGAAGAGTAGCGAAAGCAATTGAAGGGGATTGGTTTAGTGGAACTAGATCAGGAGTAGAGAATAGATGGAATACTAATTTTAACAATTTTAGAATGCGTAGATTATACGCAAGAGCAGAACAACCTGTTCAAAAATATAAAGATGAATTAGCTATTAATGGTGACTTATCTTATTTAAATCTAGATTGGAAACCTGTACCTATTATACCTAAGTTTGTAGATATTGTCGTTAATGGAATGGATGATAAGCTTTATGATGTTAAAGCTTTCGCTCAAGATCCAGAATCTCGAAGAGTAAGATCTAAATACGCAGAAGACATCTTAAGAGATATGCAAGCAAAAGAATTCTTACTAAATCTAAAAGATGCAGTGGGATTAGATTTATTTAATAGTGATGATCCTGAAGCATTACCTGAGAATAAAGAAGAATTAGATCTTCATATGCAATTATCTTATAAACAAGCTAGTGAAATAGCTTGTGAAGAAGCTATAAACAATACTTTAGAATTTAATAAATATGATTTAACCAAGCGTAGAGTTATTGAAGATTTAGTAGTCTTAGGTATTGGAGCTTGTAAAACTAATTTTAATGAAGCCGAAGGAGTTACTGTTGATTATGTAGATCCATCACGTTTAGTTTACTCTTATTCAGAAGATCCAAACTTTGAAGACTTATGGTACGTTGGAGAAGTTAAAGCTATTACATTAGCTGAAATCAAAAAAGAATTTCCTCATCTAACAGATTCTGACTTAGAAAGATTACAACGCTACCAAGGTAATAGTAACTTTTTGTTTAACTGGAATGGAAGAAATGATGGGAATTCTATATACGTTTTATACTTTGAATATAAAACCTATAGTGATCAAGTTTTTAAAATAAAGAAAACTGCTACTGGATTAGAAAAATCTTTAGAAAAACCAGACACATTTAATCCACCAACAAATGAAAATTTTGATAGAATAGGAAGATCTATTGAAGTATTATATAGTGGAGCTAAAGTATTAGGTTATGATGAAATGCTTAAATGGGAATTAGCAAAAAACATGACTAGACCTAAGTCTAATTTAGTTAAAGTTAACATGAATTATAACATCTGTGCTCCTAAACTATATATGGGTAGAATAGAGAGTTTAGTAAGTCGAATGATGGGATTTGCTGATATGATTCAATTAACTCATTTAAAAATTCAACAAGTAATTTCCAAGATAATTCCTGATGGAGTATATTTAGATGTAGATGGATTGGCGGAAGTAGACTTGGGTAATGGTACAAGTTATAATGCTAAAGAAGCTTTAAACATGTATTTCCAAACTGGTAGTATTCTAGGTCGTTCTATGACTATGGAAGGAGATCCAAATCCAGGAAGAATACCAATTCAAGAATTACAATCTAGTTCTGGAGGAAATAAGATTCAATCACTAATATCTACATATCAGTATTATTTACAAATGATAAGAGATGTAACGGGATTAAACGAGGCTAGAGATGGATCCATGCCTAATTCTGACTCATTAGTTGGATTACAAAAACTAGCCGCGGCTAATTCCAATACAGCAACCAAACATATTTTAAATTCTTATTTATATCTAACCATTAGAACATGTGAGAATATTGTTCTAAGAACATCTGATTCTATTGAATATGCTTTAACTAACGAAGCGTTGAAGAATAGTATTTCTACTTGGAATGTAGGTCAATTAGAAGATTTAGAAGATATGCACTTGTATGATTTCGGTATATACTTCGATCTAGTACCTGATGAGCAAGAAAAACAACAATTAGAAAATAATATCCAAGCTGCAATTCAACAAGGTAGCATTAATCTAGAAGATGCAATAGATATTAGATCTATAAACAACTTGAAGTTAGCTAATCAAATGATTAAGCTAAAACGTAAGCAAGCTGCTGAAGCGGCTCAAGCTGCTAATCAAGCTAACATCCAAGCTCAAGCCCAAGCTAATGCTCAAGCTAGTGAAGCTGCAGCAATGGCTGAGGTACAGAAGAAGCAAGCTACAATGGATGTAGAACTTAAAGTTGCTAAAGGTAAATCTCAATACGAAATTGAACGAATGCGTGTTGAAGCCCAAATTAAAAGAGAATTAATGGAGTTAGAGTTTAACTACAATATGCAATTGGGTCAACAAAAGATAGAGAGAGAAGCGGAAAGAGAAAAACAAATAGAAGAACGTAAGGATAAAAGAACAAGAATTGTTGGAACACAGCAATCACAAATGATAGACCAAAAGAAAAATGATTTATTACCAATAAATTTTGAAGAACAAGGAGCTTTAGATGATGTTCAACCATCTAGTGAACTTAGTAATCCACCATTAGCTCCGGACAACATGTAGATTACTATTTATATTATATATTATATTATGGAAAAAGAAAAAGTAGAAGAAGAAGGTACTTTTAAAGTTAAAAAGAAAGTAGGAAGACCTAAAAAACTTCAAGTAAAAAACAAAGAAGTTGCTAAACTTGATTTAAAGAAAAAAGAAAATGCCGTTCAAGAGCCAAAAACAGAGGAACCTGTGTTACAGTCTGATGCACAAGTCGAACCGAAAAAAGAAGAGGTCAAAGTGGAACTGCAAGAAGTGGGATCAACACACGAAGAACCTCAACAACCTCCCGCGGAAGTTAAAGAAGAAGTAACAGTTATTAACGAAAAACCAAAAGAAAAAGTTGAAACTAAAAAATTTGATGAAGCTCCAACAGCTCCACAAATAACTCTACCTGAAAATGTAGAAAAATTAGTTAACTTTATGAAAGATACTGGAGGAACTGTTGAAGACTATGTTACTCTTAATAAAGATTATTCACAATATGATGATAATCTTTTAGTAAAAGAATATTATAAAAAAACTAGACCACACTTATCAGATGAAGAAGTTAACTTTATCATGGAAGATAACTTTAATTATGATGAAGAAGTGGATGAAGAAAGATTTGTAAAAAAGCAAAAGCTTAAATACAAAGAAGAAATTGCAAAAGCCAGAGGATTTTTGGATGAAATGAAAAGTAGATATTATGATGAGATCAAGTTGAGACCATCCACTACTAACCAACAGCAGAAAGCTATGGATTTTTTCAATAGATATAACGAGGAACAATCATCCTTGCAGGAAAAGAGAAATGCGTTTATAAACAATACAAAAACTTATTTCAAAGACAAATTCGAAGGTTTCGATTTTGAAGTTGGAGAAAAGAAGTTTAAGTATAAAGTTTCTAATCCTTATGATATAGCCGATAATCAAACGGATATAAATACCTTTACTAATCAATTTATGGATAATGAAGGTAATATAGTTGATTATGAAGGTTATCATAAAGCTCTTTACGCTGCAAGAAACGCAGACACTATTGCTAGTCATTTTTACGAGCAAGGCAAAGCCGACGCTACTAGGAATATAGTTCAAAATTCAAAAAACATTAACCAAACTCCAAGGTCGGGTGAACAGGGTGAGGTAATGCCTAATGGATGGAGAGTTAGAGCAGTAAACGGCGTAGATTCAACCAAGTTAAAAATAAAAAGTAAAAAATAAATAAACTATTAATTATGGCGTTTGTACCAGGCGGGTCGTTTCCCGCATCAATAACCCCGATGCCTCAGCAGATCACAGTTCAAGACAATTATATTGACTTTAACAATTTAGCTGGATCGCAATGGGCACAACAATACCTACCAGAGCTTTATGAAGCAGAGGTAGAGAGATATGGTAATAGAACCTTATCTGGATTTTTAAGAATGGTTGGCGCTGAAATGCCAATGACATCGGATCAAGTAATTTGGTCTGAACAAAATAGATTGCACGTAGCATATGACACAGTTCAAGTAGTTGCTGGTGTTGGAC